GGATTCTCAAGGCGGCGCGCGTGGGTCTATAAATACGAGCGGGAATTCTCCCATGCGTGATATCGATAGGTTCAAGCCATATCCAGATGGCAAAATGCACAATCGTATCCTAAAAGACCCCGTGGACGAATTTGCGCAACCGGTCGATAAATGCACCGCAAAACTCGCCGCACTCACCCGATCCATGCAACAAATAGCGAGTCTTGACCCAGCAGATTTCAACTCAGCCAATAAAGCGGTCTCCATGGCTAAATCTGCATTGCTGATCAATAGAAAATAAGAATACAATAAAAAATGGCACACCCAAAAGGAACTCCGAGAGCACCGGGAGCCGGTCGCCAGAAGGGCACACCCAACAAAGTCACGACCATGATTAAAGAGGTTGCGGCCAAGAAACTGGCCGCTGCCCGCGAACCAGATGTTGATTCCAAAGACCGCATGCGCAAGATGGCCATGCTCTTGGACAGCCTAGCTGGGCAAGAATTCCAGAAACCGCCCGAAACCAGAGATATCGAATTAGTGGCCAATCTCGCCTTCAAAGCTCTATCCGCGTGGGATAAGGTGGCAAAATACGAACATCCGACCTTGGCGAGCGTCCATGTCACCCGCGAGCCCATAGACCCTGGAACACTGAGCGATGACGAGCTTACGCAATTGGAGGGAATTGTCGCAAAGGCTTCCGTCGCTAGAGGCGATCAGGATCGAGAAGGCCAGACGCTCAATTGAGAGGCGCGAAGCTGGCGATAGCGGGTCTGTTCGGGCGCGCTGCCAGACATTATCTGGATTTATTCGAGATGCGTGGCCGGTCCTATTTCCGCAAATGGGCTATATCCACGGCTGGCACATTGATTTTATCTGCGCACATTTACAGGCAATTACATTCGGTAAATTTCTAGCGATGGGATGGGATAATCGGCTACTCGTCAATATTCCTCCGTCATTCATGAAAAGTTTAATTGTGTCGGTCTTCTGGCCGGCGTGGGAATGGGGGCCATGCGGGATGCCTCACCTGCAATATATCGCCACCTCTCATCGGGATGATTTCTGTATTCGTGATGCGCGGCGTATGCGAACGCTGGTGCAATCTGAATGGTTTCAAAAGCATTGGCCAATAAGCTTCGTAAAGGATGGAGAAAAGCTTTTTGAAAATGATCGTGGAGGCAAGCGGGAAGCGATACCATTCGGATCGTTGATGGGAGGAAAATGCGACAGGCTTCTGATAGATGATCCTCATTCGGTCGATTCGGCAGAATCCGATGCCGATCGCGACAGAGCTACAATGCGGTTTCGGGAATCGGCCACAACACGTCTTAATGATCCAATAAAGTCAGCAATTGTAGTTATCATGCAGCGGCTCCATGAAAAGGATATTGCCGGAATAATTATTGCGCTCAAGTTGCGCTATATTCGCATTCGTCTACCGATGCGATTTGAGGCCGATAATCCATGCGAAACTCCGCTTGGCCGCGACCAGAGACTACAAGAGGGGGAATTGCTATTTCCAGAACGATTTCCATTGGAGGTCGTGGACCGCGATGAAAAGGCAATGACGGCATATGCTGTGGCGAGCCAGCATCAACAACGCCCTGGACCTCGTGGCGGCCTAACATTCAAACGGCATTGGTTTAAGATAGTGAAGGCGGCGCCCGTATGCCGATGGATCCGCGGTTGGGATTTAGCTGGCAGCGAGGAAAAGACAGCGGCTTTCAGCGCCGGTGTTTTGCTCGGATTCTGCCAGCAAGAGCGTCGATATTATGTTGGCGGCGTTGCCCGGGCGCGAACAGCGAATGTCGAGACGATGATCAAGAATATCGCCAGCCAAGACGGAAAGGGCGTGGAAATCGATATTCCGCAAGATCCAGGACAGGCTGGCAAAATTCAGGCTCGCTCCTTGGCAGCGGCATTGTCTGGCTATCGGGTGTCTACATCGCCAGAATCCGGGGACAAGGTGCAGCGAGCCCAACCGGTGGCGGATCAAGCTGAGGTTGGGAACTTCTGTGTTGTCGATGGTGAATGGACGGAGGCATTTTTGGATGAATTGACCAAATTTCCCACGGGGCAGTTCAAAGACCAGGTCGACGCCCTCTCCCGCGCCTTCGGCCGCTTTGTACAAACGCCTGGGGCTGTTATCATGGCGCCGATCGTCGTCACGTCGCCACTAGATATTATAGGGAGTTACCAGTGAAGAAAACACCAAGAGCGGCTTCTACCTACCGAGGCGCCCGCCGCAATCTCTGGCGCAAGACCAAGCAGCACTGGGATACGCTCAAGTTTGAAGAGGTAAAACCAACTAGACCTTCGCGACGCGCCCGTCGTTCCAATGGGTGATCTCGCAAAGCGCTCGCCCGCCAAGGCATCCTCGGAAGATGCTATTGTCCGTGGCATCATCTCAGGCCAGACGGTCATCGTCCTCGATAACGGGGATGTGGTTTGCGGCCGGCTATCGCCCAAGTCAGTGAAACGGAGATTGAACGAAACCGATCCTGCCGATGGTGGCCCAATCTATGACGTGGAATGGCAGATCGAGATGGGAAAAGTTGGACGGAAGCTATGAACGAAAACCCCGGTGGCGGCTCAAGCTCTACTGAATCATCTTCCGCGCGAAAGGATGTGGATGCATTGCCCAGCGAGTTCGACTCTCGCAACCGGGGCCAGCCTGCACCTTTTCCGCCAGTTCAAGGAAAGCCGCCGGCGCATTATCTGAAAGGCCCGCGCGAGCCTTGGCGATCCTGGGTCAACGCCGAGCATAGCGGCATGGGGCCGATTGGGGCGCATCGGGAAAGCTTTGACCATAAAGGGCATAAGTAAATGGCCGAGTCAGTCGATCCGCGCCAAGCCGCCGTCTCCGCTCAGGTACCGAGCCCCATAGCGCCACAAGAAACTGGTCCATTTGCCATCGGTGCGACGTGGGGGCCTATCCCGCAGATGACGGCGGGAATGACATTCTCGGAAATAGGGCAAACTGGGCTCAGGGCCTACAGTGGATGGGTGAGAGAGGAATTTCTTTTACAACTTACGGGTAGGCAGGGCGCCCAGAAATATCGCGAGATGCGCGACAACTCGCCAATCATTGGGGCGATCCTTTTCGCGATTGAATCGACGATGAAGAAAGTCGAATGGCGCGTGATGCCGCCAGATGATGGGCCAGAATCTCAGGAGATGGTCGATTTCGTCGAATCGCTTAAAAATGACATGACAGAAACTTGGAATGATACGATCACCGAAGACCTTTCGATGCTGCCGTTTGGCTTTGCGTTCAAGGAAATTGTGTACAAAAAGCGATTAGGCAGAGACCCAGGTCCGGACCCGAGCCGTCCGGGGCATGATCTCGCTCGGAGCGAATATGATGACGGCAAGATCGGATGGAAGCGCCTTCCTCTCCGATCGCAGGACACGATCCTGAAATGGTTCTTTGACGAGAATGGCCAAGTAAAGGGCGTGACACAGCAGCCGTGGGTAGGGCCTCTAGTAGATATCCCGATTGAGAAGGGGCTGTTGTTCCGCGCTAAGCCGTTCAAGAATAATCCGGAGGGAATTTCAATCTTACGTCAATCGTACGTGCCCTATTATTACATGAAGAGGATGCAAGAGCAGGAAGCTATCTGGGCTGAGCGAATGAGCGGAGTCCCGGTGTTGACCGTCCCGAGCGCATTGATGGAGGCCGCGAGATCCGGCGCTTCTGATGCAACGGCTGCATTGGCAGCATTCCAAAAGATCGTTACGAATGTGCGCATGGATGAGCAGATGGGGATCATCTTGCCGTCCGACACTTACGGCGGAAACAATGGTCCATCGAATGTGCCGCAGTATTCATTTAAGCTTGTTACGCCAGAAGGCCGCGGAGGTTTCGATTGGGGCAAATCAGTTGAGCGATATAGCACCCAGATCATGACGAGCGTGCTGGCCGATTTCCTCGTGCTTGGACATACGGCGCGTGGGACGCAAAGTTTGGCCGACAACAAAGTGGATATGTTTTTTCAAGCTATTGAAGGTTATTTGAACGCGAACGCTGCCGTCTATAATCGGCACGCATTACCTCGATTATGGAAACTGAATGGCTTCGATCAAGACAACATGCCGCATTTTGAGCCTGACCTTGCGGTGCGGGTTGATCTTGACGCGTTGTCGAATTTCATTTTGCGGCTGTCTCAGGCTGGCATGCCGCTATTCCCCAACGAAGACCTGCAGAGCTATGTTCTTGATGCTGCCGGGTTGCCTGACGTAATCGAGGATGATGCCTTACGGGCGGCCGGGCTGGCAGAGCACCAACTCGACAACGTCGACGAGAAGGACGCTACCCTTCTGGACAACCTCCAGAACCCGCCGGAGCCGGCCAAGGGTGCGCCTCCTGGAAAGGGCGGCAAGAGCAACGGGGCCATCGAAAAGCTTCTGGGCAAGCCTCCTACGAGGCTGGAGAAGATGCTGGTGGCATCTATCGCCAGGCGCCAGGTCCGCCATGCGGGGCCGAAGTTCGGAGTATCAACGACGCAGAAGCGTAAGGCGAACGGACATCTGCACGGGAGGCAATAGAGAATGTATGACTTTCAGGTAGGGCAAAAAGTGATTTGTATCCAGACACCAGACAAAAAGTTGGGATATGGAGACGAGATTCTTCCTCTTGCGGGGAATATTTATACAATTCGCGATATATATATTTTACGTGGCCGTCCGGCATATTTTCTTGTAGAAATAGTTAATCTCGTCCGTTGTGAGGATGCTTGGCCGGGCAGATACTTTCGACCAATAAGAAAAACAGACATTTCTATATTTGAGAAAATGCTGACAGCATACTGCTAAAAACTGCGAGTTCCCTATATGGGTTCAGTCTAATGATCGTGAAGATCGACCAAAGTGCAGGGAGAACGGGGCATGTGCATAGGGAGTAAATGGTTTTGTATTCTCGTGTCGCTCCCGTCAGTGGCTTTGGCCGGCGATCTTCCGAATTCCAAGCTAACGCCTGGGATAGTCAGGGATGATATTACCGTCGCCCAGATATGCGCTACAAAATGGGGAAAAGACGGAAGGCATGTAACTGCATCAATGCGTCGGCATGTCTTGGCCGCATACGGGAAGCCAGAATGCAAGGACATTGAACTGGATCATTTGATTTCGCGCGAACTGGGCGGCGCCGACCACGTCGATAATCTATGGCCACAGTGTTATACTGGGACATGGAACGCGCACATGAAAGATCGTTTGGAAAATAGGCTGCATAAAGAGGTATGTGCTGGCAGCATTTCGATCGAGGATGCGCAAGAAGAGGTTCGTTCGGACTGGCGCATCCCTTATCGCCGATACTTCGGGGAGCCAAAGGCAATGTCGGGTTTCTCGCCCGATAAGTAGGCCAAAATGGCAAAGCGCATCCGTGAGGCTCGCCACTATCAACGTAAAGACGCCGCGATCCGCATCCTTGCCGAACACGCGAAGCCAGCCATACGCCGAGACTTTCGCGCATCGCTAGGCCACCTCGGGTCGCTTGTGCCGACAGAGCGGGTACTGCAGTTCGCGCGGGCGGGAGATTGGTTCAATGTCAAACGCGCGATAAATTGGGATCACTACCGCGAGGTTCTCAAAGCGCCTTTCGGCCGGTTGGTGAAGCTACGGCAGGCTGGTGCCGAACTCGGCGTCCAAAAAATAAATGGCGCATTCGCCCAGGCAAGGCGCAGGGTGCGTTTCCGCAAGGGGGGGCATGATAGCCGCTGGTGGATCAGCAAACGAGCCAGCGAGCCCTCTGTGGCGCTGGATACGCTATTCGAAAAGGACATCGGCGACCGCTTCAATTTCGACGTTCTCGACCAATCCACCCAAGACCGCATCCGAGCGGCCCAAGACGAATTAATCCGAGAGCTTGAGACAGAGGCTCGGAACACGATCGATACAATCGTCATGAACGGTGCCCGTGAAGGTCTCGCGGCAGAGGACATTGTCGGCGACATCCGAGATATGATTGGACTTACTGCCCGTCAGGGGCAGGCTGTCATGAATTATGAAAACATGCTGCGGGATCTTGATTCTGACGCGCTCACAAGGCGGCTACGAAATACTGAATATGATGCGGTTTTTCAGGACGCGATTGATGCTGGGACAGATTTGAGCGAAGTTGCGATTGGCAACATGGTTGACGATTACATTGAGAACTATCTCGACTATCGCGCAAATGCGATAGCGTCCACAGAGTCGACAAGAGCCGCGAATGAAGGATTAAATGACGCCTATAGCCAAGCCATAGATCGCGGCGCGCTGCCGGACGACGCCGTGAAAAGATTCTGGCAGCTCGCTGATTATCCATGTCCTATTTGCGAGTCCGTAGTAGATATGAACCAGGACGGCGTAGGTGTCGATGAGGATTTCGACAGCATTGATGGACCGCAAGACAATCCGCCAATTCATGTGCATTGCATGTGTTCAGTTGAATACCACACAGATTTAGATAAAGTCCCAGACGAGCCGATGGGGACGGAACAATAGCGATGCTGACTTTCACGCAATCCATTGAAGACTTGGGGCCGATCGTGAAGGCGCAAACCTTCATTGAAGTACTGCGCAAAGGCAATCCTAACCACGATGAACATGGCCTATTTGCGAGTGGTGGGGCAGGCGGTTCGGCTAGTAGTTCCGGGGCCAAGGTAGCATCGTGGATTAAGGCAAGCGGCGGGGCAGCACTAGACAAAGCGGTGGCCGCACTCAAAGACCCAGAGACAGCTAAGGCTGCGCTCGCAACAGCGATTAGCACAGCTATCAGCGCATTTGGCAAAATGGACCAGGGAAACTTGCAAGACATCGCCGTCTATAACGAGGTTCAAAACTTCGCAACCAACATGCAAGTGGCGACGGGCCGCGCCAAGGAAATTATGAAATCAGCCGTTGGTGGTCTATTGAAACTCAGAAAGATTCAGATGAGGAAGGCGGACGACGAAATAACTAATTCGCTGAAGGCACTTAAGCGTATCCTGAACCGCATGCCCACCGCCATGCAGAAGGGCGAATCCAGAACGCTCTATGTCCGCCGCGACGTCCTCAACGGCGATGAGATTTCCGAATGGTTCAAGGCGCAAGGCTTCAAAACGACGCTCACTGACATGCATGTTACGATCGCCTACAGCAAAACGAAGATGCCGTGGCCCGAACCGTGCGCAGGTGATGAGATCGTCGTGAGCGGCGGCAAACGCTCGATGGAAGTATTCGGAGACAAGACAGAAAACGCCACTGTCATGCAATTCGAAGCGCCGCAATTGGAAGACCGCTGGCAAGAACTCAAAGATATGGGTGCCGCGTGGAAATGGCCGGAATATCTACCGCACATCACGATCAGCTATGACGGTCCAGATGACCTTAGCGATATCGAGCCCTATGATGGCGATATCGTATTCGGTCCAGAGGTCTTTGAGGAAGTCAAAGAAGGCTGGGAAGCTACCGAGAAAAGGAAAGCAGCCATGGACTTTTCGACCGCCCTAGCGAAAGGCAATCCGCACCGCGCCGACATGGGCCGATTCTCAAGCGCCAAGGCTGCTGCTATTCACGCGCATCCTGAGGGCACGCTCGTGCGCCACAAGGAAACCGGCCGGTTGCACCTCGTGCAAGGACATACGGATGACGGCAAAGTGGCGACGACGGGCGGGCCGTATGCGAAGGAGGAACTTGAGGGCGGGCTATTAGCGAAGAGCAACCCAAACCATGATGAAAAAGGGCAATTTGCATCTGGTGAAGGTGGCGGCGGTGCTGGCGGATCGTCGAGCAGCAATGGGGTTAGCGGATATGCGGCAGCTCTTAATCAGACCGAAGGCGATAACGACAAATTTGATAGTTTAGTGTCTCAATTAACCGGCGATAAAAACATCAAACAGCCAGAAATGCGAGAAATTGCTAGCAACTATATCGGCTATAAACTTGCAAATTCAAAAAGCCGCTCTGAATCTTTGCAGAGAATAGTTGATAGGCAAGCATTAAATGCGCGGCAAAACGCAAGGATGCCAATGCAGAAATCCCAACCCGGCGCCGGCGACGTCCACGCCACCACAGCCATAGGCAGCGGTAAGAAGCGCAAGGCCAAAGATTTCCTGGCCACGATTGGCGAGATCAACGGCAAAGTCGTGAACGAGAGTGGTGTCGCAAAGGCCGAAGGAGAGATA